ACGTCAGATCACCGCCGCCCACGACGCCCACCGCCTTCATGCTTTGGCTCGGCGTAAGGTGCGGGATGCGATGGGCCGCCCACTCCAAAAGCTTCAGATTCTCGGCGTCGTTGCTCGGGAAAAAGATCGTGTGGCTCATACGCTTGTCACCGTTTCCCAGCCCGCCCCGGTGTTCTGGCAGAGTTTGTTGAGGGTGCCGTCATAGACGAGCGTGCCTTTGACGTTCGCCATTGCGTTCTTCTCTGCCGTCGTGATTGGCGTGAGTCGGACGGAAGCGAAGGCGCCCGCGCTATCCATTCCCGCCCCCGTCAGCACGGCGTCAACGGCACGCCGAAACAATTCCTCGCTGGGCTGGAAAATGGGGATGATCGCCATTACAGCGCCACCCGCTGGCCGACTTCGTACTTCAAGTCCCAAGCGTTCAGGATGACTTGGATTCCGTTGCTCTGCCCGCCCATGTGAACGGACGCCGTGGTGCCAATGCCGGTGGCTGCGTACCAGTTACTATAGGGCGAAGCGCCGTCGCCCCACATGCCGACATCCCATAGGGACGTATCCCACCCGCCGCCTTGCGCGCCCGCAGCCATCGGGAAAGCGTCAGTGGATAGCGGCTGGTCGTTCCTGTAGTCCACGTTCATTCGGATTGCCGGGACCACCTGCCCGCCAGCCGTGAACAGCGGGCGAATCATGGTCATTCGTGACACGCCACCGGACCGGCCGTAGGTCTGGAAACTGGTCTTTACCTGCCACGAAATGCCAGCGGTGCCGTCGGAATAGCCCGACTCCGCGCGGTAGACCGTGCCATCGCTGCGGCCATAGTAAGGGTCCTCGTTGTAGATGCCCCAGCACGTTGCATTGAGCGGCGATGCGCTCTTGCCGTAGGTCGCCCAAGCGCCGGTTTGCACATTCACAACGAACTGAAAGGCCGTCGTGCTGGAGGTGGGCACGTTAATAAGCGCCATACGGGAGCGCGGGTAGGACGCCATAGACCAGCCCGTCAACGCGCCGTAACTGGTGTAGGCTTCCAAGATGCCTTGGTCGATCCGGTTGGTGATCGCCTGCCGCGTCGCTGCCGCCTGTCCACCGGCCATAAGCTGCCGGGTGCTGACAACGGCGGACTCCGTCACGATGGCGAGGTCGCCGCCGATGTTCGCCGTGCTGCGGTTCCCGATGGGCGGTGCGCCGTTATAGACGCCCACCAGCGCCCACGTATTGGCAGAGGCCGGGTCGTCGCCCTGGTAGACCGCAACCTGTCCGTGGCTGCTCACAAAGGCCAGGTAATCGTCGGAGCCTGAGCCCCCATCCCGGCTAACCGCGCCAATAGCGATCAGCTTGCCGCCGTCCGTGAACGTATCGCCCAACTCGAACGACGAGGCCGCGCCCGCAATGCTCGCAGTCGGCAGATACCACGCCTTTGTCGAATTGTTCTGCACGAACCAGATGCGCGACTTGTGCAGGCACGGGAAGTTGAGCGTCGAGCTGGTGACGTTGGTAATCGCGGGCGTCGTCCAGGTGGTGCCGTCGTAGTTGCGGACGGAATTCACGCCGTTCGCCAGCACAAGGAACGCGCCGCCGGGCGTGGTCATCATGGTTGTCTGCCAGTAGCCAGAGCCAAGGCTACTGACGACGGCAGCCCCCACCGCGCCCGTGGTGGTGATGTCGTAAATGTCGGTCGGAGACGCCGCGAACAGCTTGCGGCTGGAGGGGCCGGACCACTCCATAATGCTTTGCACGGAGCCGTTGATGCCCGTGGCGTAGCTTTGGGTGCCGTTCCTGACGCGGAGGTAAGTTGCTTCGGGGAACATGTTGTCGAGGATCAGCGCGTCGGCGGGCTTCATGGCCGCGATGCCGTCGCGGAGGTTGAGCCCGCGCGTAGAGGCCGGGATCTGCACCGTTCCCATAGCCGGGCCTTGGATGCGGCGCGGCGGCGTGCGGATGGGCGCGATGTAGGCCATTAGACGGACCAATTCCCCTCAGGAACGACAATGCCCGGCCGGCGAGCCCACCACCTGTCGCCGCTTGCAAGGTTCTGTGTGGAGCGCGGCGAGTCGCCCGATAGTTCCTGCCTGCGCTGGAGGTCGAATTGCTCGTATGCCGCCTGCGAGGCCAGCCCGCGCGCATCGAGATAGCGGTACATAATGGCAAGCGTCATGATCCGCTCGGACAAGACGCCCGTATCGGTGTCGGCCAGCCATTCCGACTGTCCCACGCCCGCGTTCGACTGGCACCACAGATTGGACGTGTACGCAAAGGCAAACGTCGCGCCCGCCTCCGGGATTGGCTGGACGAGAATGTCATCCCCCTCCATGTAGAACACGTCCATCACCGGGAACGTGTCGAAAGCCTTCCATGCCTGCCACAACTGCGGGTCAATCGGCCCCCACAGCGGGCGACGCGCAGAGCGGTTCCAAAAGGACTCGTCCAGCCACTTGCCCAAGTCCGTGGGCACCATGCCCGTCTGCGTCTCCTGGGCAAGCGTCGTGAACACCTTCTGACGGCGCAGCTTCCGCCAATCGCCATACTTCATCAGCTCGGTGCCTTCCTCGTTCGCAAAGGAAAGCATCTGCTGCACGGTCGCATCGGTGGACGTGACCACGACGTTAGGCACAGGCTCGCCCACGCGCCGGCAGACGTTGGCAATCATCGTGAGCAAACTCATGACTGCCACCTCGTATTGAAGGCGCCGCGCCACTGTTCAGGCAAATAGCGCGGATCGGTCATGGCGTCGTAGGGCTCGGGAATGGTGCCGGGTGCGGGCTCCGGGCCGCCCCAGCCCTGTCCACCGCTCTGTTGCGGCATCGGCGCGGCCTGCGCGGGCATCGGAGCCGGGGCAGGCATAGGCGCGGGAGCCGGGCGCGGCTGCATGTAGCGGTCCATCGGCAGAGAGCCGCCGGGCTGCTCGAAGGGCGGAAGTTTTCTAAACACATCTTCGCGTCGAAACTCCCCCGAAGGCAACGGGCGGCCGGTGTTATAATCTATCGGGTTCGTAGCAAAGAACGCCTGCCCCGGATTTAACTTTGCGTATTCTGACCAGCTTTGGGGAGATTGGTCGCCCGCAATATGAGGCAACGATGAATACGGAGAATTGTGCAACCCCTTAAATGGCTGCTCATAGGCAGGGGCCGATACGCCGGCCATCAGGCGCGCGAGCTTCTGGGGGGGCTTCTCGTCCATCACGCAGCCTTTCGGGGGCGACCAACCGGGCGCGATACATGCTCAGAGGCGAAGGCACCCGCCGCATCCGCAGGCATCGGCGCCGGCTCGATCTGATGTTGCGCCATGAACTCGCGCATAGCCTTGCGGTCGTCCTCGGCTTCCTTGGTAAGCCGCTCGACTTCAGCCGAAAGCCGGGCGTTCTCTTTCGCCAGCTTCGCGCCCTCGCCGTTCAGGGAGGCGACGAACGCCGCAGCGGTCGCGCGCAGTTTCGGACCGTCCGGCCCCAGCTTGTGAATGTTCTCGTCCGTCAGCCTGGACAAATCTTCAACGCTGAACACGTTGATCGACTTGCACTTGGCGATCTGGCCGACGCTGATGCCGCCCGCCCAGCCTTCCAGCGCGTAGCCGTCCGTCACGGCCTCAAGGCCGTCCTTCCAGCGGTTGTAGTGCGGCTCCAGGGCGTCCCACACGCAGGGCTGTGCATCGGGCCTGCCGCGCATTGCCTTGGCGTCCTTGACCAGCCGGGCGACCTTCTCGGACTTCTCCCAATTGGCATAGCCGCGCTTGCCCCACGACGCCCAATGGACGGCGTCGAGGCCCCCGCTTTCGTTCTCCACATGATCGACCCAGAACTTGAAGGGCACCACCGCGAGGTCGTTGCGGTCTTCCTGCTTCGCGTCGAACATGCATTCTCCTTGTGTTGTAGAAAGAAAGGGAAGGAGCCGAAGCCCCTTCCCTGCCCCGTTAGTACGGGAAATCGCACATCACGATCTTGGCCGACGCATCCACCGCGTAAGCGCAGATCGAGTCGGTGACAGCGGCGGACACGTCGAGCGTGCCGTCCGTCGAGCCAACCGGCGTCAGGGCGTTGCCGTCGGCGCCAGCCGTCAGAGCCGTGGTGAGCGTCGCCGGTCCCTTGATCTGGACCCAGCAATACTCGCCGTCAGCCGGAGCCGACTGCAGCACACCCGCGCCAAGACCGGCCGAGTCGGACAGGTCCGACGTGACCACGGTAGTAGCGCCCGCCGACGCACCAGACGGCGCGTAATAGTAGCAGACGTTGCCGGAAGCAGCGGCCACAGAGCCCGCGCCAGTGTCGTACTGGACGAACTTGTAAACCTTGCCGCCAGCGGCTTCGTAATGGTCGCCAACGGCGGCCGGCCCCTGCTGGGCAAGCTGGGTCGAGTCGTAGGTTGCGGTGATGTCCGCACCAACAAGAACAGTCATGGTCGATTCTCCTTACGAGGCGTCGAGCAGGATGCCCTGCAGCGAACGGTTCGAGCAGACGAGATTGCCCATCCACAGCATCGGGATGACGACCGCGTCCTGGTTGACGGAAACCTTGTCGTCCATCTGCGACCAGTTGGCATCGCGATGAACCACCAGGCCCAGATAGTCGGTGTTCAGGAAGTACATCTTCTCAGCCGTGGTCGAGAAGTTGCTGTTGCTGTCGAAGATCACGTCGGCATCGACGTACTTCAGAGCGCGGAAGCCAGCGGTCGCCTCGTCCTTGTCGTTGGTATAACGCTGCTGATCCTGCAGCGACTCCCAATACATGGCGAAGAAGTCATGGCTGGAGACGATGAGGTCCGGCTTGTCGGCGCCACGAACGAGGCTGAGATACAGCGTGTTCATGAAGCCCTTGATGTTCGACTTGGTCACGGCGTTCGTGCCAGTCGCTTCCAGAAACTGGTTGCGCCAGAACGTATACGTGGCCGAGTTGATGCCGCCGACCGTGCCCTGACCGTTGGTCTGGATGATGTAGGCGAGGCCGCCCATCTGGTTGGTCAGCGCGCCGTCGGAGTACACGTCGATCGACATGTAGTTGGCGGCGGTGCGGACGGCGTTCTTCAGCTTGGCCTTGGACAGATTGAAGATCGCGTTGTCGCCGCTGTTCATGCGAAGTTCGCGACCGGAGGCGGTCACGTTGACCGCAGCCTGCATCCAATCGTACTTGGCGGCCGTCAGAACCTGCGTCTGGCCGATGTTCAGCGAATCATACCCGCTGTAACGCTGGTACGTGCTGTTGTTGGCGTAGTCGAGGTTGCGGACGATTTCATAGCCGCCGTCCTCCAGATCGATCTTGCCCTTGCGCTTGAGATAGCGCCACAGAGCATTGTTCTGGCTGACGTTGTCGGCAATCTCCGACGGGTGATTACGGAGGGTGGAGGTCACCAACTCCGTGAAGACTGAGCTAGGCGATGCCATTGCGTGGTTTCCTTAACCGCGCGCCCGGATTCCCCTGAATGTTGCCGCCATCGAGTCTTCCCAACTGCCGCCCGCCTTGGCCACCACTCCCACGCTGCCCGGCTTGCGGGAGAGTGTGGAGAGTTTCGCGGCCTTCGCGGTTTCCGCCTTCTGCTTCTCCAGGGCCTCGGCCTTCGCCTTGGCTTCCTGTTCCGCTCGAATAAGCGTGCTGACTTCTGGGTGAGCCTTTGTCGCCATGTCGTAAAGCGCGTCCAAGTCCATTCCGGGCTCGTAGAGCTTCACCATAAGCGCCTCAACCTTGTCGAAGTGCGGGGCCTTCGCTTTGAAAACCTCGATCTTCTTCTCGGCCTCGGTCAGCTTCGCCTGTTCGGCAGCCTGCTGCTGTGCGGTCAGATGGGATTTGATGGCGCTCAATTCCTGAGAGAGCGCGTTAAATTGCGGGTCCGGCTGCCCCTGCATGGGCTGGCCAGAAAACGCGGCCCGAATATCAATCCCGTACATCTGCGCGATTTGCTGCAGTCCACTGACACCA